GTCCGCGAGCACTCCCCTGACCTTCTCAAGACTGACCGTCTCGATCTGCTTTGGCGCTTCCGACACTTCAAGTCCTTCCGTCACTGTGGTGCACACCGCATGGATGCTTTCCGACAGCACCTTCAGATCCTCCGCGACCTTCAGCAGTTTCTCGATAATCTCAATCACCAGTTTCGCTTTGTCCATTCTCTTCTCCTTTCTCGCAGATCGCGATCTCTCCGACGCTGTCTCCCGGGATCAGGACCATTACCTTCCGCCTGTCTCCGATGAAGAGGCGAAGTATGCGATCCCTGATGGTGACGTTCCGGCAGCTTACGATTCCGCCCGTCTGGGGCTGTTCTGAAACACTGATCTTGACTTTGTGCTTCAAACCGTTTTCCTCCTTTCTGAGGGAGGTATCGTTTGTTCCCTCATCACTTAGCCGCGGGAGAAGATGAAACCTTATCGTTTCGGACAAAAAATAAAAAAAGACCTGCAGGATTTCTCCCACAGGTCTAAGAGACAACTTGCTTTAACTTAAAGCGACCATATATCCCAATGCGTCTGTAAGTTTGGCATTCATTTCGGAATAGTAAGCTGTTTTGGCTGTGTTATAAGCGATAACATCACTGTTATCGGCTATTGTGGCAATGTCTCCCTGCATCGAGTCCATCATAGCAGCCATACTTGCTGTTGTGCTGTTAAGGCTGTCAAGTCTTCTATTTGCATTTTGAAGCTCGTTATAAAGCATATACTGGTTATCCTTGATTTTTTCAAGTGAAGAGATGACCGCTGACAGCTGGGATATAATCATGTTCGCACGCACCTCAGATTCATACAGGTTATACGCACCTGTTGGTCCTTCAAGTGAATCGCATCTGCCAGTAACAAAGTACTCATACATTGTTGTATATGCTACGATGTTCCGGTACTTTGGGAATATGATATTTGCGCTCAGAAGCTTATGCCTTGTCTCAATCAGATTCTTCATCAACTGCTCGGCCTGCTCTTTTTCTAATGTCAGTGGCAATTTGTTGCTTGCTATTTCTTTATTATTGATTTCTATCTCTTTTTCGACATCCTCATATGCTGCTTTTGCTGTAGCAAGCGCATTCTTATATTCAGCGGTTCTCTTTTCCTGCTCCTGCTGGATCATTGGTGCATACTCTTCAGCCATCGCCTTTCTGGTGCTGTTATATTCATCCGTCGCCTGCTGTTCAAGTTTTTCTATGATGGCGCTTCGCTCTCTGACCTTTGCTTCCCATTCCTGATATGCTTTCTTATATACTTCTGTTTTTGCTTGATTGGCCTCTTCCACTTTCTTCCGGTTGAAAAACTTCGGTTCTTCCATAACCGGTTTCTCAGGTTCCATCGGTGCAGGAGGATACTGCGGAGTCATATCCCTGCGGGCAATCGGCGGTATTAGCTCAAGTGGATTAACAATCGGTTCTCCTTTACCTAAGAGTCTGGTGTATTCCATATGCAGTTTATTTCTCTTATCCTGCAAAGCCTTTATGTCTGATGCAAAACCAATCCGGTAAGTCTGAACGCACTCGCTCTCATCAAAATACAGTGATTCCATTCTGTTTGAAAGAGAATATATTGAAGTCTCAACATTAATCAGCTTTTCCAGATACTCTCTGATCTGCATTGGATCCAGATTATGTACCGCACCCACTCCAGATTTCACCATGGATTGATCGCAGTTCGCCTGAATTGTGTCAGTAAGCCGTTTGACTAATGCCTGCCCATCATATGCGAAGTTCCTCCTGAGAAAACGAAGAAATGCAAATATATCTTTGTTCACATGGTCTGCAGGATGCGGAGGGTACTTTCCTTGTGACTGTTGTTCTTTAGCCCAATCCTCATTTTTCTTAAGACTAAAATATCTTTTGCGTGCGCTGACAGGGTAAACTGAAGTATGATACCGATAGTCATCATCAGCTCTTCAATATTCCATATCCCCTACAATATATTTTTCATACTCTTTTTTCCAGCCATCTAAAGATTGCATGGCGCTAAATATGTGCTGAAGTCTTTCCTCAAGTTGTTGCTCACAAGTTTCAGTCTGCCACTCATAATAGATATTTATATTAAGACCTTCCCAGATGTTTTCAACCTTTTCATGGTAGTCTTGGCCATTGTACCAATCAATCAGATAATCGATCAGGAATTTTCTTGAAATGGCATATCCAAATTCATATCCTAACAACTCTTTACTGTTCCGATTGTTGTGCGTTATCATTTTTTCGCCGCACTTTTTGCATACCAATTGCTGATCAAATTTTCTCCAAGTATTTAGGTCTCCATATAAAAATGAGTACTGCTCACACCCGCATTTCCTGCATCTTTGGTAGGATTCTCCCATATACCAAAAGACCTGTTCTCGCATATTTTCAGGGAAACTATCACCCTTGCTTGTATGCCTTAGAACTTCCGTTTTCTTTTCAAGTTCATCAAAATCAGGTACTTTAATAGTTTCGGACAATTCTATATGACTCATTCTTGTTTACCTCCATTTCTCATTAAAGGAACAACCACTCTGTTCCTCCAATAAGATGATAATCATCAAGCTATTATCGGTTCATTATCATTATAACAATGTGGCTCTTTTGGGACAATAAAAAATGGCCCTGCATGAAGCAAGGCCGTTCGTTCATCACTTTATTTTCTTTTCAAGGCACCGCTTATATAATTCCTCGCCCGTTCCGTTCAGACCCAAGGAAGTATATGCATCGTGAAGGTAGTTCAAGTTCTCCAGTTCACTTTCAGATATCGTGTCCTGCCCTAACAGGTATCTGCACTGCCGGTAGAAGGAGTCATGGGCCAGTGCCTTCAGAGCCGCCTCGAACTCCTGCTGTTTTTTCAGCATTCCTTTGATCCATACGATCACAGCCCCAACAAATGCTCCGGCAGCCGAAGTGATGATCGCCTTTAATATCAGTTCAACCATACCCATCACCTCACATCGCAGTGCACGGCAGTGCCCATGTTTCTGGTCCCGTGGTAGCAGAAATTGGATCCGGAAAGCGAATACCAGAAAGACTTCAGCTTGTTCCTCTGGGCATTTGTCTTCGTGAACGCACCGGCGATATCAGCCGCCTTGCCAGAGATGTGTCTGGACTTACTGGCAGATCCGGACTGCAGGCTGTTCCACTTCTTGCAGCGGATGCCAGATGTGATGGTCGTCGGGCCGAACTTTACTCTGGCTGCTTCCAGATTTTTGAGCAAGGCAACAGAAAGATATGCCGGATACCCGGTGCAGTATTTCCCGCCGCAGTGACATCTGAACTCCGTGATGGAGAAGTGTGGCGCATAGCACTTGACGCGGTACAGGTTCACAATCAGCTTGTCGGTGTCAGGACCGTACTTGCCGTCCTGATCTGACTTCCTGACGAAGTACTTCTTCTGCACCTTCAGGATGTTCGCCTCCGTGTACTCTCCAAGGCCCAGATACCTGAAGTACTCGACCCTCGCCTCCTTACTCAGCATCCTCATCACCTCCGAAGCCGTCTTCCTTGAATCCCTTCAGGAATTCCTGCGCTTTCTGCGCTGCCGGCGTCCAGTTGTGGTTCTTCCAGCACGCATGCAGGAATGCGATCAGACCGAGGATGTAAGACCCCCATTCGATCACTTCCGCTTCACTGACAGGAAGAGGCGTCATCCCCTTCGCCACCAGGAACGCATTGATGATAACGACCAGCTCCGCGAGTAGATACACCCACGCTTTCATTGTTTCTCTGTTCATTCCCTTTCCTCCTCATACGGACAGAAAATAGTGTCCTTCAAAATTGCAAACAAATACTTACCGTCATACGGACATTTGCTCTTGTGCATCGGGCAGTCCGTAATCCTGCACGTGCAGAAACAAAAAATATGAGGATTGCTCCTCACCTGCTTAATATATTTCTTTAGGCCTCTTGCCACTTTTCCATTCCTCCTTCGTCATCGGTCTCTTCTGCTCCCTCGGCATCGCAAGCCAGACAAGCAGGATCAGAGCAATAAAAAAGCCGGCTACAAGTCCGGCAACACAAGCCAATACGTATCCCATATAAACCTCCTTTTACATATCACTGGCCAGTTTGGTTCTTCTCCACATATACACGGCCAAATACGGCGGCATGTTCGCATTTGTTGTATTGCCGCTCGATCCCGCATAGGATGTATATCTGGTCTGAAGCTTTCTGCTGCTCGACATTACATACGCACTGGAACTTCCGCTGCCATTGCTCCAGATATTTCCGATATCATGTCTGTGGTACGGAATAATCGCATTCTTGTTACCACCCGTTGCCAGCGCTCCATATGTAATTGACGAATCCTGCGGTGCAGTTCCTGCAGCAAGAAGGAATCTGCCCTGTATCCTGGTCCACTCGCCTCCGAATAATACGGCCGGACTTGTACTGCTTGCTGAAATGTAGACATATCCGACCGGAAATATCTTATCGAAAATGGAAACACCATCGAACTGGATATCGCCCTGTGTGATATATGTTTCTCCACTGTCCCCTCGGATGCTCATAAATTCAGGACTCATTTCAGCAGCAGAGTAACTGAACTCCTCTCCATCAAAGGATTCCTTTGTCATCTGAATCCCGTATTCCTCCAGCGGATGTGATGAAAGGGATAATGTCTTGGAGTCATATGTATCATTTTCTCCGAACTCCGTATACATCATGTTCAGATAACTCGATGCCAATTCTGCCTGCTGGATCTCCTTATCAATATCCATGCATTCATACCAGTCGTTCAAATCGGTCGGTTCCATTTTAAGAATCCCGTCGCATACCCTTACAACGCCTGACACGAGCTGCGCCAGAGCCGCTCTGTAATCCGTATAGACCGGAACATAATAATGCCCCGGATTTGCATTGTATTCTGCTTCTGTCGGCTGCGGAAAGCACCCTTCGTATTCACCGGTCTCTGCATTGTATTCGCAGTACATATATGTTTCCGCATCGTAGGCATCGACTGCTGTGCATTGACGATAGGTACATGGTCCGGCCTGATCCGCGTATCAGCTTCGCACCAGATGCAACGATCGCAACTCCTGCCACTACGATTGCCTTAACTAAAGCTGCAATAATCTGCGGCACCGCTTTAACCAGCACCGGAATGCACTTAATTAAGCCCACCACCAGCGCGCCTATAATCGCTACACCGGCTTGCACGATCTTTCCCGTATTTGCTGTAAGTGCAGACAGAATTGATGTAAGAACTACTGGTATCTTTGATGCTACCTTCGGAAGCGCTCTTACAATTCCGGTAAGTAGCCCCGTCATGATATCCACGCCAGCTTTGGTGAACTTCCCGATATTCTTTGAGAATGAATCGATGAGGGATATAAGGATATCCGTCCCTGCCGCTATCAGGCCTGGAAGACTCTTCGTTATACCGTCGATGATGGCAAGGACCGTATCCGTGCCTGCCTCGAGCATCTGCGGCATGGTTTTGCTCAGTGCTTTTACTATGGCAGGTATCGCTTTCTTTGCTGCCTTCGCCATCTTTGGCAACGCCTTAGATATCCCCTGTGCGATATCTCTAAAAATATCCGGGATCTTACTGAGAATGCTTACCGCCTTACTGCTAATCGACTTAAAAGTACTTGTGATCTTCTCCCTGGCATCATCATTTGCTGCACAGAAGATAGAAAGTGCTGCAACGACAAGTCCTATTCCAATAGCTGCAAGTTTCCATGGACCAAGTGCCATCACCCGGCTCAATGCCATCTGCGCTTTGGTATAGATCCTGGTCGCAAGTGTGCCTTTTCCCGTAGCTGCAGTCGTCTTATATATCCCAGCTGCATTGGCACCGTAAAGCGCCGTGTTCGTTTTTATTACGGCCTGCTCTGCTCTGGATGCTGCTTGAACTGCCTTGAACTTTGTGGTGAGCGTTGTCAGTGTCTTACCAAGAACACCTGATTCTCCTTTCAGCCCGGCCATCGCACTAGCAAAGTTCGCATAGGCACTGACGCACTTCATGGTGATGCCAAGCATCCCTCCGATTGCGATGAACAGAGGCCCTATCGCTGCTGCCACTGCGGCAAGACCTACCACAAGGCTCTTTTGCCGAACGGAGAGACTATTGAACCAGCTCACCAGTTTCTGCACGACGCTGACCATCACTTTTACGGCCGGCGTAAGCGTATCCGATACCGCAATCGCAAGTTCCTGCAAAGACGAAAGAAGGACAGTTACCTGCCCTCCGAAGTTATCCAGCATGGTATCCGCCATCTTCCCGGCAGCGCCAGATGAGTTGTCTATGGCGGAGGCTAGTTTATTGAAGTCCTGATCTGAAGCATTGATCAGAGCCAAAAATCCAGACATAGCGTTTTTACCTGCCAGGGTGCTGGCCGCTGCTGTTTTTTCTGTCTCACTCATGCCGGACATGGATTTACGAAGATCGACAAGAACATCTCTGAAAGGCCTTGCCTTCCCATTGGAGTCCGTCATGGATACACCAAGCTGGTCCATTGTTTTCTGAACCGCTCCTGTCGGTGCTGCCATTCGGGATATGATAGAGCGCAGTGAGGTACCTGCCTGCGTTGCCTTGATGCCCGCATTTGCCATAAGACCTGTTGACAGCGCCACATCCTCCATGGAATACCCCATTGCACCAGCAACTGCAGCAGCGTACTTAAAAGTCTCACCCATCATGCCGACATTGGTATTTGCATTGGATGAAGCCGCCGCCATGACATCCGCGAGATGACCGGAGTCCTTTGCAGCATATCCCATTGCCGTAAGTGCATCGGTCACGATATCTGAGGTTGTTGCAAGATCCTCCCCTGAGGCTGCAGCCAGGTTCATGATGCCCTCAATACCGGAAAGCATCTGGTCTGTCTTCCAGCCGGCCATCGCCATATAGTTCATGGCTTCTGCTGCATCGGATGCAGAGAACTTCGTCTTAGCACCCATCTCACGGGCCTTTTCGCGCAGTTTATCGAAGTCTTCTCCTGTAGCACCAGATACCGCACGGACCTTAGACATGGATTCATCAAACTCTTTTCCGATCCGTACTGCTGCGCCGCCAAGAAGTCCCGCCATCATGCTGGCAGTACGCATCTTCTGCCCAGCCGCAGATATTTTGCCGCCTAGCGCGGACATTTTAGATGCAACCTGACCTACCTTGCTGCCTGTGATATTGAACTTGATTTGTTCTTTTTCTAGGAGCTTGAGTTTGTTCGTGGTCTCGGTGATTTCACGTTGGATCCTTCTGTAGTCTGCACTTGTCTCATCAAGACCTTCTGCATCCAGTTTCTTCTGGGCTTGTCTTAGCGCATCGAGCTTTGTCTTGGTTTCCGATACAGACTGCGCCAGGAGCTTTTGCTTTTGGCGTATCAGATCCGCATTACCGGGATTCATCCGAAGGAGCGATTCGACCCGCTTCAGCTCGCCTTCCAGGCCTCTAGCCGTTCTATTCACTTTTTTGAGAGCCGCGTCGAGCCCTTTTGTTTCACCATCGATCTCGATGGTTATCCCTTTGATGTATCCCATGTTCTAACCCCATTAAAAAAGCACCTCCGAAGAGATGCCTTAGGTTCTTCAATATTTTATTAAACTGGAAGTTATTATTCTATTAGTTCTGTCAACGCCTTGTTGTAATCATCCTCTATCAGAATGACCTTCTCACCGACACTTCCGAACGTTTCGATGTACCATCTGTTACATTCCTTCAGGTCATCGGGTGTACAATCGGCTTCGATCAGCCTGGATTCTATATCCGACTCATGTCCGATGATCTCATGATAATGACTGTCAATATACTCTTCGGTCATGGCAAGGCAAATGAATCGAATAGACGGCAGATAATGCGCATCAAAGTCATTTCTCCAATCTGCGGGAATATAACAGCCCTCAACGACTAAGTTCTGTCTGTTTTCGACTACGGTCTTGATCATCTCGCGGACAATGGGCCATAGATACTCCGTGAGAGCATCGTCGTCTTCTGGCCCAAGCGCTGTGTTGCCGCTGCGGATCAGCCCCATCTTCAGATGGTCAATGGAGAGATATGGATATTTGTACTTTTCGAGCATTCGCTGCGCCAAAAGAGTCTTTCCTGTGTGAGATGCTCCTGTTAACAAAATAATCACGTTCCTGCCTTTACCTCCCAAATCTCGATTTATACATTCGATTATAGCACACATCAGAATGCATCAAAGTCCTTTTGCGTTGCCCATCTCACATACCCATGTTCGTCATAGGAACTTTCCGTCATGATGTCATAGACCATGCCCATGCTGATTCCATCCAAATCTGCGACCGAAAGACCAGCCTCCAGTGCCCTCAGCAGATAGAGGCTGGCATTCATCTCCCGGTCGCTTACGTGTTTTTTACCGGTTCAGACTGTGTAAGGCCGTTTGCTTCCCAAAGTTCCATGATCTCCGGGAGTGCGTTCATGATGTCCATCAGCTCGAAACTGTCCAGCCAGTCCTCGAAGCTAATATGCTTGCTGACTGCGTCACTCATGACATAGGCGATCCTTTCAAAGATCCCCATATCAAGACCGTCAATACTGCCTTCTTCCACACCTTCAAGGCTCATCAGATCTTTGAAGATGTCCTTGCCTGCAAATGCATTCCTGTATTTCAGAGGCGTTGCTCCGGTTGCACGAAACAGCACCTCTTTCTCACCGACTCTTATGATCTTCTCCATGGCCTAGCCCTCCTGCGGGATCCCCGCTGTTGCAAATGACGGTGTGGTCACTGTTTGGTACCAAGAGTTATATGCTTCAGTCGTTGTATCATCTGTAGACTTCTTCTTGATGATATCTGTTCCTGGAAGAGCCATTGCCGTGAATGTGATCTCCTCGGTCTTGACCTCGGCAGATTCTCCCTTGGTCTCCGCTTCCTGTGTTGGACGGGATGCCTGACAATAGAACAGGCAGTGTCTGATTGCCTTCTTATCACCAGTGAACTCGAATAGGGCCGCAAAGTGCGACGGGGTATCCGTATTCTGCTCTACGAGATTCCCATCGGTGTCCTTTGTCTGGCCCAGGTACTGTTCAGAAAACCAGTCTGGTGTCAGCGCAGTTTCAACCGTGACCTCGTATCCATCATTGGATGTGGACACATAGAACTTGCTATCATCTGCATAGAAGGGATTCGACTCTCCCTGAGGATCCATGGTCAAGGATACTGATCCTGGCCAGGACACCGGATTCCCAAATGTGATGGCGTTCTGTTCGCCTACTGTAACGGACGCAATGTACAGGTTCTTGAGTCCGAATTTAACTTTGTTACTCATTTGTTTCCTCCAATAAAAAATGCGGGTATCCCCCGCCAGTGTGTTAACTTATTTCATCTTTTTTCGAAGTATCCCCTCCGCAGATGTGTGAAGGCCCCGCTCAACCGGTGCGATATGCACCCTCGCTGCGACTCTTCCGCCTCCGCGCTTTGCATGGCCCTTCTCCAGAAGGTGCGT